ACTCGTTTATAATAAATATAAGGTTATTTTTTTTTATCTTTCACATTTAATTTAAAGCAGGTTAGTTGTGACATATCCACCAGCAAGAGTAGTAATCTTAGCAAGTTCTAACCAAGAACGCTGAGTGTATTTAGCACCATTACCGAGTCCTTCATATTTATAATAATATTCAAGACCTCTTGTATTAATTCTTTCATTGCGATTGAGACGATATGCTAACCAGTTAAATCGTCCTTGAATACCTCTTTCATTACCATCAGCACCAGTCCTCTGTTGATGATTCATAAATCCAACTGTATCTATTGCGACACCCTCAGCTGCGAACTCTTCACGAGTTACAAAGGGAACCATCCCTTCTGCCTGAGCGGTATTATGAAAGTGACGTGCTGGATTAATTACATCTATTGGATATAAAAATCTATCATTATATTTAATATTCACAGTCATTGAACCATTGTGAGTTGTTGCTCCTGGAAGCTCACCAAACTCATAAGGACATGCTGGTGGAATAGAGCAGAAGTTATTTGTGATTGATTCATCACTCTGGTTATATTCAGGTTGAAGACCAGTTATCACTTTAGTGACTATACGACCTGCCCCACCAAGATTTCTAATACGAGTTTGTCCGTTATCAGTTACAGAAGAAACAGAAACTTTAGAATGTCTGTAATCAAAATGATTCATTGTGATCACAGGGTTCGCAGCCCGATATGCCTCCATCATTTCTTGAGGATAGTAAATATAATCAGCGATTAGTTTTAGTTCATTTTCGTCCACCGTGTAAGTAGTGCCTCCGGGAGCAACACCACCTCTTACCTGACAACGTTGGCGATTAACAGGTTCAAAAGTTAATTCAACTGATACCTGCTCCTCCATCATATAAAGTGGGAGCTGTGTCTGCTTCAACATTGGGAATAACTCACTAAGAGCAATCTGGAAAACAGGTCTGTTTCTAATCTCCGACCACTGCGGAGTTAAGAGTTGTGGTTCTGCTTCAGCAACGAGTTTTGTCCCTTCTAATGAAGCACTTGTATATTCAATCCCATTACTAAGACCATAACCCTGAGCGGATGTATCACAAATTGCTCCACCATCATTGTCAGTAGCATTTTGATAAAAAAACTCGTGAGCGATAGTTCTACCAGACTGAACTTGTTCTCTTTCTTTTTGGTGTTCATTATTTACGAACATTGATTTATATGCCGACAAGAAGTTATATCCATCTATTTCTTGTAAAGTTTTAGTGCCGACTTTAAGAGCACATCGCGATATCAGTTGGTGAATCCCAACATTTGGTGCTAAGAACTCATCTTGGTCAACTGATGATACTAATGAAAAAGTCAGTTTAGAATGACTGTGTAGTATCCCCTTGTTTAAGAACACGAATCTACAGAATGTATTACTTTTCACAACAGGGTCTAAAATACTCGTTTCTACATCAGTAGCAGTAGAAGTCTCCATAGGAGATACACGTAAAAGGTTAGGGACATTTGGAGGAACAGCCTCACGCTGAACCATAGATTCTTGGACGTCTCCTTCAAGATCGGCACCACTCATATCAGTTTCAGGAGTAGGGGCGGATTTCATCATAGCACTCATTTATAAATGAATAAAATAAATAAATAAAAATTATAAAAATAAAAATTAACTTATTCTTTCAAATATACACAATGAGTCCCTGATACTTTTTCAACAAATCCTAAATTTATAAATTCTTTTGCTAATCTATCATAATCACAATACTCCGGTCTGTCTTTTTCTAAAATAATACATCTTAACTGTTTAAAAAATTCTTTATTTTCATTATAAAAATCTTCTAAGAAACCTTCACAATCTGCTAGAAGAACATTAAAATCACATTCAATATCATTTAAGTCAATTCTTGAACATTTATTGAGACCTGTAGCCTCTGTAGTAAATGTCGCCATACCTTCATATCTTTTATCACTGAAATCTAATTCTAAATCTGTTTTACTTATAACACCTTTAATAATAGTGAATTCACAATTATTATGTTTTTTATTAAATTCTAATGCCTCCCATACACGATAATCTGGTTCAACCACGAAGTGTTCTTTTTTATTGTCTAAAATTTTATTTGTAGTGATTGCTACACCACCCCACCTTGCTCCTAATTCTAAAACTCTATCAGTAGATTTTATGAACTCTTTTACTTGTTGTTGTTCTGTTGTTTCAATACAATTATAATTTATCATCCTACCATATTCATCAATACACTCCATTTTATGATAACTTAGATTTTAATTATCATATTTACGCCATCACTTGAAGACCCTGAGGCCCGAAGACTAATGTATTTTTAGAATGAACAAATACAAAGAATGACTGTGGTGAATCACTTGTTAAGTCAAGACTCATATTGATACCGAAGTTCACATTTTTGAAATCTACACCAGCATCACTGATACTGTCAAATGCGACTCCTACACCGAAGCCTGCTCCTCCGTCAGCGAAGTCCTTACCAAATCGTGCAGAGTCATCTAAGCGACTATTTACGGGACCCAGTGAAGTCCTTGTAATATTTGCGAATTTAGTAATAGCATTCATATAATTGTAAATTATTTGCGAATCCACAGTTTTAATAAGACCATTATCTTTTTGAGGAGTGTTGATATTAAAGTCCAACGGGAACTTAGCACCATTTCTGGTGAAAAATAATTCTTTGATGTCCGCTGATGAGCCATCACTATTTGTAGGATATAGTGTAGAAAGTCCATCAAATAATAAATTATTGATATGAGCCGCGGGAACAACATTAGCAAAGACTCCCAATACTCGCGATAAACCGAGTTGAAAATTAATAATACCATTCGCTGAATTAATAGTTTGATAATAGGATGATAGAGAATTATATTCATATGTCCCGGTGGGATTAGTTCTCATCTGTTGTATCATTTCAGGTGCTGGTTCTGCTAACTCAGCAACAAGTGAAACATCTGTAAATTGATATAATGACTCGGCATAAGACGCAGAATCTGTATCACCCTGAGTGTGGAACACTTGAGAGTCTGGACTTAAATGTAGTTCTAGCAGAATCCCCCCAACTGCCTGAGCGTCTAATCTAAGAGGCTCACCTCCGTTTAGGAGTCCGCATGGGAGACTCACGCAGAAGTGATTCTGTGTGGACGAAGATGATGGGATATTTACAACAGTCTGTTGCTGTGCTTCATAATTTGGTAGAATTAATGCTTGGTCATATAAATGAGAAATATTATCATCTTGAGAATTAACAGCAGGTAAATAAGAACTTAAGAATCTGTTGTAATGTCTTATAGATTCAATTGTTTGACCTGTTCTTTGAGATTTAATTGTAAGAGTATCAATTGTAGAATAAACACCTAACTTCTCAGTCATAGCAAGATTACTTACATCACTTGTAGAAGATGAAGCACTTGATAAAAGTGTTCTGAATTTACCACAGAAACGAACAGACTGACCTAACAGTAATCTTTCTTGTTCTCCGATAATAAATTGTATGACAGGATTACCATCCTTAAATGAAATAGTCCCATTACTGGTGACATTACTCGGCACTATATCAACGTTCATTTGACTCATTTTATAATGAGTAGAATATTAAAAATTATTATTACAAAAATTAAATTATGATAACTTATCTTTTACCTTGGTTGCTCTGCTTACACCTGAACTGCTATAGAACCATTACGGATAACTAATCTCCTGAGGTGGGATACATAATTATTCCAGAGTTTATTTTTAGTCTGGTCTGCTCCGGTGTATTCTAACTGAAGGTTAAAATCCTTACCTCGTGCATCATATACAGCATTCTTACCGAGTGCTAATGCTCTGCCGATAAAGAAATTAGACCTAAACTGTAAGAAGGATAGCGGTTCAATATCCGACATGGCGAGTGCTTTTTCTGCTTCAATACACCACTGCTGACTGATACTGTTTTTAGCACTAATCTTAGATACATCAACCTTTCTTGAAGGATTAATCTTACCATCATAAATAAACTGATACTCCTGTAGATTGTCACTAATACCAACTAAACCACTACGTGCCGAGTTATTAATAGTATCATTAGGAGCATTATCTTCATTGTAAGTAGTTTCACAAGTTAAGAACTGTTTAGTAGAATAATTTGTAGCATCAGTAGGGATACATAAGATACTCATAGCCCGTGATTCAATTAGAGGGAGGCGAACATTCGCAACATTATCACCACTCAGTTGAGAATATCTGTAATTAGTAAATGAACGATAATCATAATTTATTGTCCCACCTTCATTCATCATAGTCATCATAGATTGTTCATATCCATCAGGGACTTGAATTTGTTTTACAATTAAATTTACATCACTAATGACTAAATTTGGTTCATAAGTTGGAGCAACTCCGGTTGTATCATCTACTAATACAGCAGTGCCTGAGGCTCCTATTAAATCATATCCCAAAGTATTTGTCATATTACCAGCAAATGTAACCTTAGTTTTACTTGTCCCAAATGTATTGCCTGTTACTTGTTCTATTTGTGTGATAGTTTGTGTAGATGAAATTGACGCATTATTACCATCAGATGCTTTTAGATTTACCTTTTGTCCTACAACAAACGGAAATGTCGGCACCGATGTCTGGTTATTATCACGTGTAAAAAAGAGAACATTTGATGTCGCACCATCTACAAATGAACCAGTTGTCTTAGAAGCATTATCAGAACCATTAATAGAATGATATACAGGATTTAATCTCAAGCGTCTAAATTCATTAACAGAGTCCAGTTTTCTGAATAGTTTTTTCTTCTCCTGTAGTAAAATTTCTATAAAAATACCATCAGTTAATAGAGCAGGAAAGACAGCTTCATTTCGGAACAGTCCTGTATTAAGATGGAGTTCTGCTTTTACTTCTTCAAAATCATTAGCAGGAAATTTTGTAAAGGAAGCAGTCTGCGTAGTGTTATCAAGTTTAGTGAAATAAGGATTGGAGAAACAATTACCTAAATCAGTCTTTGTAGTCCCAAGAGTTCCTCTGGATGCTGGATCATATGCCGTAGCACCCTCAGTCAAAGCACGCTTCTTTTTAATATTATCATTTGTCTCATAATCAAACCGTAACGCGGTTAAAATATCATAACCTTCTATCTCCTCCAACAGGGCAGTTTTGCGACCAGTAAAGATACGAATTGACCTGATTAAACTGTGTAATCCTAATTTGTCGTCTAACTGAAGACGTAAAGCACCAGAGTCTGCTGTAATAGTTGGAAGAGATAATTTAACTTTCATTTGTAATCTGCTTTGCGACAAATCAACAAACTTAGATGTAGGGGGAACATATAAATCTATTTTACCTCCCGGGTTGTAATTTAAACCATTTTCTGCTGGAATACTGACATCGGTTTGTCCTACTTGGATTTTGTCACTACTCGTAAAAAAATTACTCATTTATAATATCATACAATAAAAAAATAAAAATTAATTATATTTTAATTCTTTTAAAAACCACCACCAACAATCTGTGATTTAGCAGAAGGGAGTTGAGAAGCTACTAATCCCATACTCTGGAAAGCAGGTGTAACCTTGAATGATGTTTTCTTAGGAGGTTCGGGGTCGGCCGCGTCCTGCTTCTTTTTATCCATATCAGCATTAATATCATCAACAGCATCCATAATACCTCCTGTTAAATTTAAGATACCACCAATAACCTCAGCAGGGGGAAAAGCAATCCCTACGAGGTCAAGAGCAGCTCCCGCCTCTTGGAACTTATCTGCTGTGCTTTCACCACTAAAAAAGTTCTTACCTTCTGCTAAATTCTTAATACTGTGTCCTATATCAAGAACACCACTAAAATCACCAATAACCTTACCACCAACTTCACTAAGAGCAGTTAATCCAGCATCTCCTATTGCTTTACCTGCTATCCCTCCAATTGCCTTTTTAACTCCTTGTGCTACTAAATTAGATGATTCACGTTTAGCAGTTGCCTCTGCTACTTTTGCTCCATCACCAGCGAGGGTCGCAGCCGTTCTTGCTCCTTCGGCTGCTTCTTCAACAGTTCTACCTGCTGTCCCTGCGATTACTTTACCATCATCTCCAATCTCCCCTAACTCCATAGCAGATGACAGAGGTTTAGCTTCTTCACCGTGAACTAATGCTTTGGCGGTTGATTTAATAGAATTTGCCCTCCCTTTTACCTCATCAACAGCATATTGTTTAAATCCGTGTTTAGATACACCTGATACCAACCTACCTGTCCCTACTAATGTATTTAAACCTGATGTCCCATCCTTAAATCCATAAAATGCTTCATCCATATCTCTTTGTCTTTGGTCGTCAGCGACTTTGCCTGGTCTCTGTTTAATTTTAGTATCATATTCATCCTGTAGTTTCTGATTGTGAATCTTAACACCTTCATTAAATGTATTAATCCTTGAATTAAAAGCAGAACCTTGAGATAACGCTTCGCTGTAACCATACATACTCATTTTATAAAATAACTTTTATTTTAATTTTTATTCAGGGATTTTATTTTCAACTTGTCCTTCAAAGAGTAAATTATCGCCTTCTGCTAGGAGGTCTTCAAAGTTTCTAAATGCTCTTGCTGGATTCTCCTGTAAATCTAAAAATAAAAAATCATATCTCTGTTCGGTTGCTTTATGATATATTTTTCTAAACTTTTCATCACCACCAAACATCCCTGAAAATTCTTGTGATATCTTTTCTAATTCAGACATGTTCTGTAAATTACCGCATATGAATGCGTTTGTATTATTTCTTATCGTGGGCCCGACCGCTTTAAACGACTGAACCGACACCGCTAGAAGACCAACACCAAAATGACGACTACGCGTCACCAGGTGGTTCAGGTAAGAGTTTCTTTTCACTGACCCGAGGATATCATCAAATACGAGTCCTATGAATGGTCTTTCTTCATCATCAAATTGTTTTTGTTGTTCTACAATCCCTGCGAGTATAGCATCATCATAACCTGTATAACAATCACACGCTTTACGTAAGAAGCGACTTGTCACATCCTGCTCCACGGTGTTGCTCATAATTGTGACGTTATCCATCGCACCTTTGAAGAACTCATCTCTTAACAGGAGGTTACTTAAAATTGTTGATTTACCTGATTTAGTAGGCATAACTAATGTCATAATACAAGGTAACTCGGGTAAATTAGGATGCGTAATTTTCCTGGGTTTCTCCTTAGGTGGGTCTTTAACTGGATAAATCTTTGGTGCTGAACCTTCCATTATTATTATAATATTATATTTTAATTTAATTTATGTGAATAAACCTCGCCAAGGGTCAGTTGCTTGTGCGGTCTGTTGAGGAGTTATCGCATTTTGAATTGTTCTACGCATTTGGTTTGCTCTCGCTTCTTCTGCTTGTTTTGCTTTCTTTTCTTTTTTCTGTGCTTTACGATAAGTATCATAAGTGTGAACTGCTCCTAATACTGCTTTATTTAAATCATCTTCTGTGTAGAACTTTCCCTGTGGTTGTGCTGGAGGAGGGGGCTGTGATGCACTCTGCTCTTGTGATTGTTTTTCTTCTTTTGCTTTTTTCTTTTTCAATAAACGTTCTTCTGCTTTTAACATTTCCTTTTCTTCTTTTTCTTGTGCTTTACGTTCTTTTTCTGCTTTTCTCTT